CTCTTTCTTCTTGAGTCAGTTTGATACGTGCCTTAACAGCGTTTACCAAACCTCTTGTATATCCAGCAGTTGCGAACCAAGGGAATGAAACATTATCTGTTAAAGCTAAGTTTCTACAAACCTCGTTGGTAGGTGGTATGTAAATTTGTGTATTATTTACAGTATCTCTAACTAAAATCCAAGGGTAGTAAGTCGCGGTATAGTTCGAATCAATACCTGTTTGGTCTAATTCATCAACAATTCTTGTTGGAAGAAGTAAATTATCTGTTGTAGTAGGTACATAAACATTACAGTCAGGTGTGGTAACAATATAAATCGAATCCGCTCTTTGGTAGGTTACCATTGAAATTGCTTCTTCAACCAAGTTGTCATTGTTTACAAAATCAATTCCAGGGGTTGCAAACACGTTAATATTTACCGCCTCAGGATTATTGAATGTTGCAATACCCAACAGATAAGCGTAGTAGTCAGTGTTAGCAAACTCAGTAAAGTTATCAACAGCAATCGGTTTGAATGCTCCCCATCCTGTTGCCGCCGGGTATCTTGTTGTAGGACAAGCACCTTTTTGATAACCAGAACCTCCAATTACAAAGTTATTAGTGTTAGTCCTATATTCACGATAAATGTCCCAACCATCAAAACCATTCTGCAACAAGAAAGTGAACTTTCTAGCTTGTATTTGGTAGTAAGGGTTTGCAGTACTGTCAGGGTCAGACTGGAATGTAGCATCACCACATTCAAAAGCTGGACTACCTGCCGTTGGTCCATATGCAATAGTAACTACAGTAGCTCCTGAGTCCATATGGAAACCTTCGGTAATGTAATCCCAAGGTAATGCATCAGTCTCAAAACACAAATTGATTGGTTTTTGTTTACCCTTATACATATAAAAATCAGGGTCATAACCAATCTGTGAAGAAATACCCAGATAGGTAGTCCTTACTCTATCACCACTTGATTGAACCGAGTTATCTCCAGCTGTAGTACCGAAAGGAGGGTTATAAATAATTTCTCCAGGATAATTGTAAGCAGTTTTATAAACGGGGAAAGGTGGTGTTGCGTTTGCATATTGTCTCATAACATATCCTTCAAAACCACAAGGTAGAGAATCAATAGCAGCATTCTCGTTAAGCTCCAACATAATGTACTTTGAATTCAAAGCGTACTCTCCGTCGGAAGTACCAATTTGAACACCAACATAGTTGTTGTTTGCAGGATTCATAGAACAATTTGTGAACTTTTCTAAAAAGACAGGGTTAGAATCTGTGTCGTAGAAACTTCTTACACCTAAGTCAAAAGTCAAATTGTTGAAAGAGATATTTGTAATTGATATTTTAATTTGAGCATTTGCACTATCACCATCAGATATGGAAATAACCTTGAAAAGTCTGTCTACCTGACTACCACGAAGTTGTGAAACAACCCATGGAGAATCAGGAGATTGATATTTTTCCAAGTAGTATGCGATAGTATCTGTAGTAGAAGTGTATCTCAAACCAGGAAGTGCCACTAAGTCACAATTCAAACCTCTTACGTACCCCTTGTTATATCCGTAGTTCAACATATTTTGAAATTGTTCCTCAACAAATAGGGGGACCTCCACTCGAGGTTTAGCGAAATTAGATAGACCAAATACTTTAGTCAGATAATTAGCATCTCCACTATTCATAGAGGTAACAAACTCAAAATCTGCACCGGCGGCAGTAGAACCGGAAATAGCAAAAGTTGCAAAAGGATTTTGTGTTACCGCCGAATATGTACCAGAACAATTCATCTGAACACTTGTCAAACCAGAAACGGTATATACAGGACCATCACTGCCTGTACCATAAGTAGCAATACCTCTTGAACGTAGAGTAGCAACTACCAAGTCGTTCCAACCATCATAAGTTAAACCTGAATAGTTAAATACAGTACCTGATACTGTTCCTGAGAAACAATCTGAACCCAAATCGACCAAATTTGTAACAACTGAGAACATTGATATACCTGAATACTCATCACCTGTAGTTGGTGTAAACAACGAGTAGTACCATGCATCGTTGTTTGGTGAGGTATAATCCGCAACAGATTCAGTAACACCAGAACAACTATAAACGTTAGTTTCATCAGTATATGTTGACGAAATATCATTGTAAGAACCGTCAGCAATTGTACCATAGTAGTATACAGAAGTTGCAGACAAAGAATTAACATCTACAATGTCAAGAATCTGGTTATCAAAATCAGCCGCAATCGTAGTTGACGAACCATCATTTTGGGTATATGGTGTTGAGAACACCGAAGAAAATGCTGCTGGGATAGAAGTCAAATATGTGACAGAAGTATCCCCAGTACACGCACTGAAGTTGATAGTAAAGTCAGTTTCTACACCTGTCAAAACAATCGTAGTACCATCGGGGTTTGCAACTGTAGTTATAGTCCAAGATGGACCAGCATCATAACCCGAAAGACCAAGAACTCTTGTTACGAATAATTGGTTAGATTGTTGAAGGTACGATTTGGCAATGTAAGCCAATTCATATTTAGGGATTTGTGTATTTACGAATTTTTCAGGGATTGTTCCTCCGAAAAACGCTTCGAATTCGTCATAGCTTGTGATAAACACAGGTTCGAAAGCGGGTCCTGTTAATGTTTCTCCTACCAATCCAAGAGTGGTTACACCCACACTTTGAGCTACGAAACTCAAGTCCCTTTCAGAAGTGTATACACCTGGTGATACGAATATTTTATTAGATACTGCCATTTTTTATGTTCAATAAAAATTTTATTTTGTATACATAAATATTCAGAAAAAAAGTAAAAACTTTACTTCTTGTAGTCTATTTATAAAATGGGCGCCTTATTTTCTGCCTTTTTTCTACTAATGGCCAAAGAAATCAAAAACCTTAAGATATCAATACAAACACACAATATTCTTAAAACATATTGTGATAGAAAAGGAATTGTAATGTATAAATTTTTGGAAAATCTAATCAGGGAAAATTGTAAAGGAGAAACAGATATATACGGTGAATCAAATGAGTAATTTAATTCCGTATAATAACGAACTTTCTTCGGACGGATTGTCCTGAGTAATTTCAAATAAAAGAGTATCATTCGTGTTTACTTGGATTACCTCAATATCCGTCCCATAAAAATCTCCGTTAATATAAACATCATAACTTGATACATTAATAGAACCCAAGAGGGTAAAATCACCTGTATAATCGGCAACCAAACTTTTAGTTGTCGCACTCGGAGAGAAAACTAAATTCTTATCAAAGGTATCTTTGTTCTCGGGATATTGTTTTCTACGAGGTGGTTTGGAAGATATATTTACTTCAAAAGAATTGAACACTCTTGAAACAGCGGGAGCAACTTCAAACTCTTCTTCATCCAAAAGAAATCCCATCATAGTAAATTCATAACTTTGAATGTAAAACTTTCTCTTTCCGATATCCATCTGAGACTCATCCGAAATGTTTGTCAAAATAATTGGAATATAGTGACCTTCAATTTGACGATATGCTTGACGAGAGGCGAAAGTCTGAATAACATTTTTGTTGAACTCATTCAATTCCCTCATTCTATTACACATAATCTTTACACTATACGTAATATCAACAGGAACAGGCTGAGGGATTTTGTAAATGTCCATCCCCTTTATATTACCATTCCAAGTAGGAACCGCAGCATAGAAATATTCTTTACGATTTGGAATATTATAAATAATTGCAGGATTATTGCCATACTTTACCTCAGGGCTTCTGACCACGGTAATAAATGGAAGTGTTGGGTTACCATTCAAGTCTTGGAAATTCCATGTCTCAGTAAATTGAGCCCAGTTTTGAGTTGTAATGATAATATCCACTACAGGAACAATCTTACCTGACACGACCGTTTTCAAATCATTAACCACAAAATCCAAAAACCCCTTATCAAGCTGAGGGTGTAAAAGAGTTTTTGGTAAATAAGTTCCATCTTCTTTAATATCTTGAAGAAGTTCTTCTCTACGAGCCAAAAGAATCTTTTGTGGCTTAAGATTAATTGTTGGAATAACTTTTTTAGGGAATGCCATTAGATACCTCTAAATTCGTTTTCACTTACAGGTGTTGCGGTATATGAAAAATAGAACTTTCTATACCCACCATAAGTATGTTTATTATCATAATTTGGTGAACCAGCATCAATCACAGTATAATAACGAGCTTGATTTTCAGTTATCCAATAACCAATATAATCACCAAGTTCAATATTTGTTCCTAATTGGAATAGGTCTTTTTCATAAACATGGAATATTAAATTACCTGGTTCATTCTGAACAACTTTAGAATTACCCAAAAAGTTTTCAGTAGCACCTTCAATACGTACATAGGCATTGATAGAAACAGGTGCCATAAATTGAATACCATCTTGGAGGACCTCACCATAAACATCGTCTTGAACGGTTTTAGTTCTATCAACTTTATATAAAACAATTGTAAAATTCATATCACCATCGAGCCATTCTCTACCCATGTTGATATCCAAATCGAAATCCTCCCCACCGAAGAATTTACCCAATCTTGTAATAGGAACTTGTCTTTGTGCCATCTTACTTGATAAATATACCAAAAAAGATTATCTTTTTGAACATTGGATGAACTGAACAACATATCAAACAACTCCGTAATGGAGAGAAAAGCTTTGGAACTTCTTGAATCGTATGAAGGTGCCAATAATTATATTCTGCGTTTGAAAAATAAAATGCAGAACAATCCGAAGTTTTATCCCACCAGAGCACAGGCGGAATATATTATAAACTTTAATACAAGAGTCCCGAAAATTGCAAGAAAATGGGTGGACTTAGACCCTTACTTTGCAAACAAAATTGCAAACGATAAATTGTTTACCAAAATTCCAACTCAAGTTTACATTGAAAAACTGTTGGTTGAAAAAGACACGTCATACCATATTTGGGGAAAGTTTTTTGAATCAGAAACAAATCACGATTTTTGGTTACCAAAGGTGTCGGTATTAAAAGACAATAGAGTTAAAGATGTTGTTATCGATTATTCGAAATATTCGCATCGTCCCCCACTCGACCACCAAAAAGAAGCGATTCAAAAACTTTGTGAAAACAAAAAGTTTATTTTGGCCGACGACATGGGTTTGGGAAAAACAACATCAACTATTATCGCAGCTTTAGAATCGGGTTCAAAAAAAGTTTTAATTGTTTGTCCCGCATCTTTGAAAATTAACTGGCAAAGGGAAATCCAAAATTATTCAGATAGAACGACCTCAATCATCGAAGGAAAAAAATGGGAAGATGCTGAGTTTGTAATCATAAACTACGACATCATAAAGAATTTTCACGATGAAAAAGATAAAAAGAATTCTGTTATTCTTCGCTCCAATTTTGATTTGGTGGTGGTCGACGAGGCTCACTACATCCAAAATAAACAAGCTCAGAGAACCAAACTTATAAACGACCTTGTAAGAAATATAGATAGACTTTGGTTGTTAACGGGAACCCCCATCACAAGTAGACCCATTAATTATTTCAACCTTTTGAATTTAATCGATTCCCCTGTGGCTCTAAATTGGATGGCTTATGTCAAAAGATATTGCAACGGGTATCAATTCAAAGCGGGTCCACGTAGAGTATGGAATGTCAGTGGAGCATCGAACTTGGAAGAACTAAGAGACCGAACCGCACCACAGGTACTTAGACGTTTGAAAGAAAATGTCTTGGACCTTCCTGATAAGATTATCACACCAGTATATCTGAGACTCAAATCAAGATTATATGAAGAGTTGATGGGAGATTATTATGATTGGTTTGATAAAGGTGGTGAAGCCGATTCTTTAACATTACAATTCACCAAACTTACAAAAGTACGTCAGATTATCGCCGAGGAAAAAATCTCATCAACAATCGAACTTTGTGAAAATATTATTGAACAAAACAAGAAGGTTATTGTTTTCACGAATTTCACCAAAAGTTTGGATTTGCTTCTTGAACATTTCGGAAAAAGGGCGGTCAAGTTGGACGGTTCTATGTCCCAAAAAGACCGTCAAGAATCTGTAGATAAATTTCAAAACGATGAAAATGTTATGGTGTTCATCGGAAATATCAAAGCCGCTGGTACTGGTATTACCCTAACAGCGGGTGAGGCGGTCGTTATGAATGACTTGTCGTTTCTACCCTCAGACCACTCACAAGCTGAGGATAGAGCCTACAGATATGGGCAGAAAAATAATGTATTGGTTTATTATCCAATCTTTGATAACACTATCGAAGGAATCGTTTATGACATACTCAAAAAGAAGAAAAACATTTTTGAAATTGTCATGGGGGATAAGATTAACGAGAACCAAGATGATGGAGATATGGTGGGGGAAATTCTCAAATCCATCAATAGTCAAAGAAGATAATATTTTTTCAGGCTATTTATTATCTGTATAAACTTACAACATAGCCATAGAATGAAAAATTTAAGAAATAAGATTAATAACCTCGAAAAACAATTACACGAACAACAACAAAAGAGGGAAAGTCTTACGGAAACAAAAAAAATAGAAGTAGAAAAATTACCATACGCATATTCAGCTCTAAAACAATTCATTGACCCCGAGACAATGAATGTTCACTACAACAGACACTATAAAGGTTATGTAGATAAATTAAATGGAGCGTTAGAAAAGGGTGATTTTGGTGATTTGGACTTGGAACAAATTGTAAAAACAATTCAACGATTCAGTTCAACAATTAGAAATAATGCGGGTGGTGCTTATAACCATGCAATATTTTGGAAAATGTTATCACCCAAACCCACGAAGCCCAAGGGATTAATTCTGAAAAAAATTAATACAAGATTTGGAAGTTTTGAAAGTTTTAAGGAACAATTTGAAACTCAAGCAAAAGATAGATTCGGTTCAGGTTGGGTTTGGTTGGTTTTAACCAAAAGAGGGACATTGAAAATTATGACAACACCCAATCAAGACAATCCTTTAATGAATATCATTAAAAATGGGGGTCAACCTTTATTGGGATTGGATTTATGGGAACATGCCTATTATTTGAAATATAAAAATAAAAGGGACGAATATATCAAAAACTTTTGGAAAGTAGTCAATTGGGATTATGTTGAATCTGAACTCCAAAAATTAACCAAGAAAAACATCAACGAAAGCACAAGTGTTAAAGAGTTTATTTTGGAGTCCGTATCGGAGCCATGTTCTAAACAAGAACTTTCCCAATCAAGAAATTTGTTCAACAACAACACCGAGGCGTTACTAATGTATAGTGACGCAATCATGTCAATTTTGGCTGAGATATACCCAAACAAGTATTATGGTGACAACGAATACAGACCAAAGACTTCAAAAGGAATTTATGATTTGGAAAAACCTGGTAGGTCAATTATTAACTACTTGAACACAAACTTCAGTACGTTTTGTATTTTAATGAGAGATATGAATAAAGTTTTGGAAAGGCATAATGTTCCTCAAATTTCATTCGTTGGAAAAAATCATGACGAACAAGTTTTGGAAATGGATAGGATGTTGAGTATTCTAAATGAATTAAAATTCCGAATTTTTAGTAACGAATCCAAGACTTTCCAAAGTATGATGAATAAAATTGGAATGACATCACAGCGAGGTTCAAATACTGAAGATATTGTTACCAAAAAATTGAAAGAAAAATTTGGTGACGAAAATGTTGAAAAAGTTGGTGAATTGGGGAGCAAGGAAGATATGATGGGAATCGACGCCAAAGTGAATTTGGACGGAAAAAAACTTACGGTTCAAATCAAACCATTCAACAAGT